CAATGTCTCTAAGTCTTGGGTCTTTGTTGTATCGGCTTGCTTGGTACATATCCAATACATCACCATTCAAGTAAATAGCATTGCATCCGTTCTTATATCCGTATTCTAGGGCTATATCTAGTGCAGCTTGATCCTGATACGGGAAGTGGATATCTGATAAGACTAACACCTTGTTCGCCGTTGTTGGCATCTGGTAGTCTTTGTTCTTTTCGTAGTCCGATTCTATTAAATTGCTTAACGCTCTCATTTTTTCTTTTTTTGTTCTAATTGATTTTTCAACTATGTAGTGTGTTGACTTAGATTTAGCCTCACCTCTATAACGTCTTAGCATTGATCGTGTATTATCAAAGTCGGTAAACACATCTGGGTTCTTGCTCATCAGCATTCTAGCTAATGTTCTAGTAGCTTCCTTTGGGTATTGCTCTAATATCTCAATACATAGTTTACCTTTTACTGTTTTACCAGCCATGACTAATTTACTTCAATTCCTCTATCCTCTAAATCTATCCAGCTTTCTGCATTCATTGTTTTATCCATTTAAAAAACCATTCTACTAACTCACCTAACAACTTGCAGGTATAAGCAAAGAAAGCTATAAAGAGTGCGTATGTTACTAGTTGACCGATTAAGAACATGGCTAAAATGTAAATGAGTTATTTTCTGGCTTGCTGCCTAGCATCTTGATTTCAAAAACTTTGATTTTCGGGAAACTCTTTTTACTCCCATCGTCAGCCGTGTATTCATCGTATAACTGCTCACCGCTTATGTACACTAGGCTACCTTTCTTCAAATACTTTTCAGCTACCTTTGCGAGATTCTCCCAACACTCGCAAGTGTGCCAGGTTGTCGTTTTACCCTTTTCGCCAGTTTGCTTATTAGTCCATCCTTTTGTAGTGGCTACGCTAAATTTAGCAACTATACCGCCGTTTGGCAATGTTCTACACTCTGGGTCTTTACCCAAGTTACCTACTATGTGAATTTTATTGATCATACTGATTCTATTGATTCTTTAACTTCATTCCAAAAACTAAACTCAGACTTCCAATATGCTGCACGTTCTTTGCTTGTCATGTCATTAGCCATATCTAACGCATGGAGTGACCTTTGACGTGCTATACCTGTTGCGGCTTCTCGACCATATTTGTCTACCAAACGTTTAGCTTCCAAATGGGATTGTATTGCTGCCATTAGTTTAATTGAAATAACGGTAGTGGGGACTTTGGTGTCAACGAAAAAAGATTTGCCCCACTCCGTTAATGTTTGTACATATTGTGAACATTTTCCGCAACTTCAAATTTACAAAAAATAGTATTAATTGATACTAAAATTCAATATTATCTTCTGGTAATGGTTTTATGTCATTCCAATTTACATCAGAACTAGAATTATAAGCACCTTTTGATAAATCAACATACTCCTTTACTACACCTATCTCCCCGTTTCTATTCTTGCGAATAATTAACTCGCTCAACTTCTTGTAATCGTCTGGATTCATTTCCTTGTAGTCTGGATCGTCAAAACTTTCATTGTAATAAAATGAAGGTCGGTATATCATCATCAACATATCCGCATCTTGCTCTATTGCCCCTGAGTCTCTTAAATCGCTTGACAATGGTCGTTTATCACCTCTAGCTTCTACACCTCTATTCAACTGACTCAATACCAAAACTGAGCAATCAAACTCTTTAACCAAACCTTGACACCTTGCACTTATCTCAGTTACTTCATCTGTTTTATTCCTTCCAGTTCTGTATTCGCTTGCTATTAATCCTAAGTAGTCAATGAATATCATGTCCACCCCTTTAAACTTCCGTTCATGTTCTTTTATTCCAGCCGTTATCGTGTCCATGCTCATTCTTGGTCTGTCATCTATTGTTATCTTCCAGTCACCAATTACACTCGCAGCACCTTGAACTTTAACCATGTCAATATTTTTGGCTTCCCTGGTCCTCATGTGGTTTGAGTTTATTGAAGTCATGCGGCTTAATAGTCTAACGGTTAATTGTTCTACCGACATTTCAAGTGATGCAACATAAATTGATTTGCCACTACTTGCAGCGTGATACAAAAAGTCTAGCATCCGTGCAGTTTTACCCATACTTGGTCTACCAGCAATTATGTAGTAACCCTTTTGCCAACCGCCCATCATTTCATCTAGTCGTTCAGATCCCGTTGGTATTCCACTCAGCCCTTCCAGCTTACTAGCCGCTTCAATAGCTTTTAACGTGTCGCTCAGTTGAGTGTTTATGTCGTCAGCTTTCTTAAATCGTATAATTCGCTCATGTGCTTTGATTTGCCGCTTAGCTTCTTTTTCTCGCCATTCTTCTGTCTTTAAAACTTCTGGATTCTCCGCAGCTTCACGGCTTGCATCGACTTGCTCCATGTGGTTTATGTTGTCTATTAATATCTGGCAATAGTATTCAACGTTTACGGTAGATGCTACACCTTTACAACATTCTGCCATGTGTTTAGTGGTGTCTTTATCCATTCCTACTTTTTCGCATACGGTTAAAAAGTCTATTGGTTGGCTCTTTAAGTACATTTCATCCATTGCGGACCAAATACCCTCGTTTCGGTAATCTTGGAACTCATTAGCTTTTACCAAGTGTCTAACCTGAGTGAATACACCACGTTCTAACAAACATGATCCAATAATGCTATTTTCTATTCGGTAGATTTCCATTATAGTTCTTTGAGTTTAGGTGGAATCCAAACGTTTTCCTGATACCTTGGTTTATCTTCTTTAAGATAGGGTATAGTGTTCGTTAGTTTGATTTTCCAATTCTTTATTGGTTTATCATTTCCATCCCTCCAGTTATTTTCAACCCAAGCTTGGTATTTAAGTTCTACTGATTCCTTATCTAGATTACTTTTTTTACTAAAAGCAAATTGCAAAAATTCATTTCGGGTTGGTATATTATTTTCATTCTTTTCATTCTTTTCATTGTTGTTAGTGGTCGCTTGTTGGTCGCTTGTTGGTCGCTTCTTGGTCTTTTTGTTGGTCGCTTTCTGATACTTGTCGTAGTTAACCACAGTAATAACGCTACCTTTGCGAGTTGCTACGTTGGTCAGTTCGTTGGTCGAAATTAGCTTATTTAGTGAAGTCCGCACCTCCCTAACTGTTAGCCCAGTTTCCCTACTTAGTAAATCCCTACTAGTTAAAAAAGTACCTCGCTTTACTAATTTGCCTTTATATTTTTGATCTGAATGATTAGCTTTTAACAGGCAATGAATAAATAGCCTGCAAACCTTCAAATCGTCATACCACTCCCATTCGAGTAATTGTCTATGTATTAATATAAACCCATTATTGAGTTTCATAATAGTGTCTCGTTAAAGGGCGTATACGGAGGCTGAGACACCAGTTGTCTGATTCGACAAATAGAACCTCCGCAGCCCTATATTTTTAAAAAATGTATTCAATTTATACTGATGTCTCGATTACAAATATACCACTACAATCTAGCGTTATTTAGTTGCTAGCGAAAAGGTTAATTTAAATACCCCAACTCCTTACGCTTTGCCTTCGTCTTAACTGTCTGTCTTTCATTCCAGGTTCTACCTCTTAACTCTGGGTTGTCTTGCTGAGCCTTGCGCCATTGTCGGTTTGCACTCTCTAACGTCTTGAAGTGTTTCACTATCAATAGCCTATCTTCTTTGCTTAGATATGGTACTTGATAGAATAGTACACCCCTTAAAAACTTAGCAAAGTCATCCCTCGTTTCTGGGTGCTTTGTTAGTAGTAATTGTGTTGTCTCTTTTATTGTCATTGTTAAATAATTATTGATTCTAATATTTCTCTACATAGTTCTGCTGGTACTTTGGATCGTTCGTAGTTATTCTTTAAACCTTGTGTCCCTGTTTTACTACCTCTAGGTGCTGGCTCATGGTGACAATTATCATTGCCATTATAGCACATCGGTCTGGGCTGCCAACCGTTTACATTAAACATTGACCTAATATTATTGGACCAAATATCTGTCGGCTTCATTCTTGTATCTCCGTATGAACAGTAGGTTACTGTTGTTCTTGGCATATCTTTCATAAACCACATTTTTCGCATCATACCTCTTGGGTTTTCGATAAAATAAATGCAGCCCCATTTGATATACAACTTGTTTAGCATTTCATTCATTCGATCACATTTGGCGGCAAATTCTGTTTTGGCACTTCCATCATGGTTTCTGTGGTGTGATACCGCTGCGATTGAATATGTCGTACATGGTCTACCATCTATAACTACATCTGGGAGCCACGGCAACATACTTTCTTCTAGTTGCTCAATATCTAAAACCAAGTCAATACCTTCAAAAGGTTTCCAGTCTACACTAAAAACTTCGTGACCTAATGACTCCGCTACTTTACCCCATGATTGACTGCCAGCAAATAGTTCAAGTATCTTCATTTCATTAATTTTAACCTATGTTTGAATTCATCACGGATTTCAACTAATTCATCCCGTGACCATTTCCTTTGCCGTGTCTGGTCCGCTTCTTTTTCGAGTAGTTCCACCTTTTCAAGCCCTATTCGCTCAATCAATCCTTTGCGATATTCAACCTCTGCACCGTGCAAATATCTATTGCAATAACTGCATTGCTTGTGTACGTTCCATTCATGGAATATTAACCCTCGATATATTTCTGCTTTTCTGTAATGTCCTCCATCCCATTGCTCTGCCGTTAACTTACCGCATGAAATACATGGCAAATGCTCGTCTCTTTTTCTAACCCACTTTTGAAAAGCTGCTTTTGCTTCCGCCATTAACTTGGAGTACTTCACAACATTGTCACGCACTTTCTGTTTTTTAGCCTTTTCTTTGCGTTTGGCGTACTTTATGGCGCATCTATACGAACACACCACCGCAGTACTTTTAAACGGCTTAAACGGCTTAGAACAAACTTTGCAGCTTTTCTCTTTGGGTTTCATTTAAAATAGAGTTAATTGCTTAACATAATTTGGTCTCTGTTCAATCTCCATTTTTTTCAATATGCCATAATATTGACTATAAGGCAAACTGTAACCAAGTGAAGATAAATGCAAGTCATTATTTAAAATAGCCATTGCTATTCTTTTATAGCTTGGGACTTTGTCTTTTATTTCAATTGGAGACTCATCTGGCAGTCCATCGTGGTAACATCTTGCCTCCCAAGTTTCGATATATTTTTTAACTTTCTCATGTACCATATTTCCCATTCTTTAATTGTTCTTTCCGCTACTAAATCCGCTAATTGTTGCTGCTTTGGTGTTAAATGCTTCCAAGCCATTCTAACAATGTACTCAGGTATGCCAAGTTTGAATGAAACCGCACAATGACCTAAATAAGCTCTCCTATTTATACTTTTATTAGTCAAGAAATTTAGCATTGAATTTTCCCAAGCAAAAACTACTTCACGCATTGCAAAACCATATGATACATGGTCAGAAGTAAAGCCAATAGCTATTTGTAACATTTTTTGCTCGCTAATCGCATCCACCTTTGACCACATACCATTCTTATAGCACTCCCATTTAGTGTATGGTGTATAAACTTGATTCATTAAACCAATTCAGCTTCCCAACTATCTGAAAAATCTTTGTTTGCAAACAGAGATGCCAAACCAGTTATTTGTTTCATTCTCAATAGTTCATCAGCACTCATACCTATGTGTTGACATATCCATCGATCACCTTTTCCCATTTCGACCAATTCTGAAACTATCGTACTCATTAATTCAATATTGTGAGAACCTCTAGCCCTATTGTGTCGAATGGTGGAAGCCATCCTATCTGACATATCCTTATCTAAAACTACACACGGCAACATTCCTTGCTCTCGTTCGTATATTCGTTTGGAATTTTTGCATGTCAAATATCTATGGAAACCATCTACGACAACATACATATCATTTTCCTTGTCATAAACAGTAACTACTGGCTGAGTATATCCATCCTCCCAAATTGATGTTTCAAGTAGTTCCATTTCTGGTGGCGCTACACTATTTGGATTATAATCATTTGCCGTTACTTTCTCAATTGGTACGGCAATAACATTGTAAACTGGTGATTTGTAATTTGATTCCATTGTTATATTGTTTTTAATTCATAATTGCCATTTTCATCATGTGATTCATCCCCAACTATTGGTGGATTGAAAACACTTATTAAAACAGTCTTTTCTAACGCTTCAAAAATATGATTGTCATTGCAATCCAAAATATAAGTAGTGTCTGGCTCAATAATAAAATTTTCGCCAGTATCTAAATTGTATAGTATTGCAGATCCTGATACGCAATAGCATGACTCCAAATGGCTTTTGTAATGCCAATGCCAGCTACCCTTGTCAACTACTGTTTTGTGTAGTGAAAAACCTAAGCCATCTTTAGCTAACACAAAACGATAACTTTGCCCACCAGTAAATGGTACTTGTCTGTCTGTGCCTTCGATTTGTTTAATTGTTCTTACTTTCATTGTTATATGTTTTTGTATTTTTTCATTATTTCCCTTTGTCTTTTAGCTTGCTCGTGTGTTGGTGCTAAGCCCAAATATTTACATGTATGGTCGTTTTTCAATATTGTTATCGCAAATCTTTTCCAACTTGTAACTTCTGAATTGTGAACTTTCAACATGTCTAGGTGGTCTGGTGGCAACATTCTAACACAATCCTTGTCTTTGTTGCCGTGCCTTGTTTTGCCTCCTAACTTGAAAAATATACCATTATCCCTTAAGTCGTCAATTACTTGTTTAGGTAAGCCACGCCCCACTCTCCACCAGTATTTTATGGATTGAATGAAGCGCATCTTAAAATTTTCGCCTACCTCCTTTGGCAATGTGTCCAGTAAAAACTTAGTGAAGCTTTTCCATGTGTGACCTTCTGGCAACTTGAAACTTTTGTATGTAAGTTGTTTGCCGTATGTAGCTATGAAGTTAGCCCCCTGCACTCTGGCGCACAATCTAGACCATATTGGGGCATCTATAATTCTATACATGTTTAGGCTAGATTTACTCTCACTCATAAATGGACTTGCTACACGCATTTGACCTACCGACATGCCAGCCTTCCAAAAAACATCATAAAGTTTATTGTAATCCCATTCAAATTTTCCATTAGCGGTCCAGATATCGTCAGTCTTCCAATCATAAATTGGGTAACAATTATAAACATAGTCAGTATTTTTCTTAGTCCAATTATGACCCCCATGTGTTTTCTTTCGACTATTCATAATGGCTCTAAACCGATTCAAACTTTCATCTGTACGAATTCCAATCAAACACGCACATTCCTGACCATCAGCATACCAGTCACCAAATTTATCCCAAAACTCATCATAACTCATATTCTCCTTAAAAAATGTCATTCCATGTTTTTCAATGTGATTTGACATGTTTACAACATATTCGTCATTTGGCATCGGTGCAATCCATCTATTTTCATCATCAACCCCCCAGCATTGCCATTCGGTAGCAAAACTACTAACTGTGCATGGAAGCGTAATTGGTAAGCAACACCAGTAAACGTCAAATATATCCAAGTTTGATCTGACTGCTCTATGCATGTATTCACTAGATAGTGTATAGTTTGCTTCATTGTCTAATATCATAATACCAACACGCTTTTTAATCGAATTATCTCGAATATATTTTGCAACCATGTTAAGCATCACCCCACTATCCTTACCACCAGAAAACGAAACATAAATTTTTTCAAAGTTGTTAAAAATGTACTCTAATCTACCCCATGTAGCATCAAATACATTGACATCATTTTTGTATACTCTTTTTACTTCTTTCATTGTTGTTTTATTTACTTATCCCAAACGTTCGATACATCGCATCATTCATCTTGTGCGTTCTCTTTTCAAATGGTAGGCTGGTTCTATCTGCCCATTTACGGTAGGAATTGATTGCCGTTGAGTGATCTCTGCTCCCCAAGTGCCAACCAATAACAGACCACTTTGCATCTAACAATTCACGCATAAAATAAGTAGCCATGTGTCGTATCTCTACCAGTTTCCCTTGTCTACTTCTACCTTTGACATCTTCTGGAAGGTATTGGGTATCATTAAACTTGTTGCAAATTGAGCAAGCCACCTCAAGAATACTATCCTTTGTGATTTGCATTACTTCATCATCTTGCTGAATCTGTAATTGAGATATAACGTCCTCCTCTGGAAGTCCAGCGTAAACATACGGACTGACAAAATGCTGCTTCTTTCTAATTTGTATTCTCACTTTACTTTAACTTTTGAATTTCCAAATATAACATGAATCGCTTTCTGAACTGGTACCAGTTACTATTTGCCCATTCGGCATGGATTTCTAAGAACCTATC